AGAACGAGACCCAGCCGGATTACACGGGCGTGGTCAATATAGACGGGGTACTTTATCGCCAATCAGGCTGGATCAACAAGCCGCAATCAGGTGGACCGGCTTACATCAGTCAGAAATTCACCAAAGTGGAAGAACAGCGGCGAGTGCAGCCGATGTCCGGGTCCCACCTCTCGGACGATGACATTCCCTTCTGATGAAGCCCATCCTCGCCCTCGACACCGAAACAACTGGCCTAGGTCCAATGGACCGGGCCTTCTGCGCTAGCTGGCAGCTAACCGGTTACGAGCCGGGATTTACAGACTTTAGAAATAGTGGTCCGGGTGCGCTGATAGAAATAGTGCGGCGAACTGACTGCCCGATCGTCTGCCACAATGCATCCTATGACTACCGGATGCTGTGGAATGCCGGGATCGAAATACCGATTCAACGGTTAGACGACACCGTGATCCGCGCAACGCTGATCAACGAACATGAATACGCCTACCAACTCGAAGCCCTGTGCCAGAAGTACCTAGACCGTACCAAGGCCAAGGAAGTGTACGAGGAACTCGCCAAGTTGTTTGGCGGTCGAGCCACCCGCAATGTGCAGATGTCACGGATATCGGAAGCACCCACCGAAGTGGTGAAGCCGTACGCACTCGTCGATGCGAACCTAGTGCACGACCTGTGGCACTGGCAAGAGGAAGAGATCGAGCGGCAAGGAATCGAAGACATCATCAGGTTCGAGCGGTCGCTGATGCCAACCATTATCCGTGCCGAAATGCGCGGCATCCGGGTCGACGTGAATCACGCCGAACGAGCGGTGCGCGACATCACTAAAATCATCGACAGCCAAACCCGACTGCTCTTTGAAGCGATCGGTAAGCAAATCAATATAAACTCAGCGCCGCAAGTAGGTGCACTGTTCCGACCCAAGCAACAGGAAGACGGAAGCTGGCAGACGGAAAACGGTGAACCACTGCCGTCGACACCCGGTGGCAAGCCGTCCTTCAACGCGGACGCTCTCCGCGACATGCACAACCCAGTGGCAGACTCGATCCTAGAGATTCGCTCACTAATGAAGACCCGCGATACGTTCCTCAATGGGCACGTACTCGGCAGCCAAATCGGCGGGCGCGTTTACCCTTCCATCCATCAGACGAAGGGTGAAGATGGCGGCACTGGTACGGGCCGATTCTCATACTCCGGTCCGGCGATGCAGCAAATCCCGTCACGCAACAAAGCGGTAGCGGCGATCATCAAGCCGATCTTCATGCCGGATGAAGGACAGATATGGGTTGATGCTGACATGCATTCGTTCGAAGTACGCGTGTTCGCCCATTTGGTCAACAATCGCGGCATCATCGAGAAATATATGCAAGACCGCATGCTGGATTTCCATCAAGCGGTGGCGGAACTGACCGGTCTGGTGCGTAATGCCACATACTCCGGACAGCCAAACGCGAAGCAGCTCAACCTAAGTATGATCTTCAACTCCGGTCGCGGAGCCATTGCGGCAAAGATGGGACTGGATTACACATGGGACAGCTTCAAGAAACAGGGTAAACTCTTCAAGTATCGGCGGGCAGGGATCGAGGCTAATCGCATCATCGACCATTACCACGAAATGGTGCCGGGTGTCAAGGAATTAGCGGACCGGGCAACCCGCAAAGCTAACGCATTCGGGTATGTGCAGACACAATTCGGTCGACGCCTACGATTTCCGCGTGGCGAAAAAACATATAAGGCCAGCGGTTTGGCCATCCAAGCTACTGCTGCAGATATTAACAAAGAGAACTGGCTACTCATTGAAGACGCACTCGGAGATGCGGGCCGTTTGGTTCTCAATACTCACGACAGCTACAGCCTCAGCTTACCTGAGGACTGGAAGCCCCATTGGGAGAGGGTAAAGAATGCCGTGGAGTCAGGGTTTCCTTGGTTCCGGGTCCCTATCGTGCTCGAACTATCAGGAGCGGGGAAGAACTGGTGGACAGCTTTGCAGAAGTGAAATGTTGTAAGACATGCAACGAAAATAGGCCGCTGACCGAATTCAGCCTGCATTCCACTACCAAACGCCCGCGAGGGGTATGTGACTCATGCCGAAATAAGCAGAAATCGGAGTGGGGCAAAACAGATTCAGCAATAGCCCACCGCAGGAAATATAACCAAACAGATAGGCATAAAGAGCTGCAAAAATTGCACGATAGAGATCGCGACAAAACTAAGACGAATGCCCGTAGCGCGGTAAAGAAAGCGTTAAAGTCAGGAATCTTAGTCCGCCAGCCATGTGAAGAGTGCAATGACTTGCATGTCCATGCCCATCATGACGACTATTCTAAGCCATTAGAAGTGAAATGGGTATGTCCGAGGTGCCACATTCGGCGCCATAAGAGGGCGCAATGATACACATCAATTCTAGCGAAATCAAGCTAATTGAGGGGTATGAGTCACGGGACCAGCAGCTGCTGGAAGCTGCGCTGCTATATGCCAAATCGGGCGTGAAGGTCTTGCCACTCGCACCAAACTCCAAAGAACCGGTGGATGACAACTGGAAGGAGATAGCAACAAGGGACCCGGCCTTAATTAATAGGTGGTTCGGTCCTAATGGTCCACATCGAGGCGGCAACATCGCCTTGATGGTCGATGGGTTCAAAGTGCTCGACGTCGATCGACACCCCGGCAAGCCGGATGGGTTCAAGACGCTGGGCGATAAGCTGAAAGGTATTAGTGGACCGAGTGCCACGACACCGCAGAATGGCAAGCACTACCTGCTGAATAAAACCGAGCTGGTGTCCGGCGACGGCTACGACGTGTTGGGTGACGGAAAGCTCTTCACCGTCTTCCCGTCCCGGATCGACGGTCGCGTTTACACGTGGGAAACGGGCGGGTTGCCCGGCAAATTGCGAGAGTTGCAGGCGGTGAAGCCGGCAGAAGGTATGCCGGTCGCCGTCGAGGCTCTAGCGCCCGGTCCGTACGTCGTCGGGCTTCTCGAATCTATTGACCCAGATTGCGACTACGATGTTTGGCTCAAAATCGGAATGGCGGTGCATCACAACGATGCCGGCTATGTCGGATTCATGGCGTGGGACGAGTGGTCCAAGAAAGGGACAAAGTACAAGGATGGTGAAACAGAAACCAAATGGCGCGGCTTCGACGCTAACCGAAACAATACGGTAACAATCAGGTGGCTGATCAAAGAAGCGATCCGATGCGGCAAGCCGCTGACGAACGAAGACCGACTATATTGGTCTGGCATCGATTTCGACATACACATCGACCGGCTCAACGAGAAATATGGGGTATATGACAACAAGGGTGCTTTGGGTATTGTGTATATGGAAAATGGCGATCTACATGTTGCCGCCCCGCGAGATTGGGCCGTAAAGATGATGAATGACCGCATACTTGTCGGTAACAAGGACAAGCCGATGTCTGAGATATGGCTGCAAAGCCCAGACCGACGAGAAATCAAGAAGATCGGCATGTGGGAATCGGGCAAGGAACCGCCGCAGTCTATTAATATGTGGACCGGATTTGCTATAAAACCGATAGAGTGTGAGGAAGATGATATACGCGTGTTCTTGGACTTCATGCTTGAAGTCCTGTGCAGGGGAAATACACGATACTACGGGTTCTTGTGTGACATGCTCACGCTCAAGTTTAATGATCCGCTTGCCGTTCACAATTTATGTTTGGTGCTGCGTGGCGGAGAGGGTGTTGGTAAGGGCGTGTTTACGTCAACCATCGAAAACATTATCGGCAGGCGTCACTCGATCAACGTATCTTCTGGAAAGTGGCTCGGCCAGTTCAGCGGGTCGCTGATTAGTGGTAAGGTATGGATTTCCGCTAACGAAACGCACTGGTCCGGCAATCACGCGGAAGCGGAGCGGCTCAAGGGCCTAGTGACGGAGCGCGAGATTGATATTGAGTCCAAGTATGTCAACGCGTGGCGTGCTGAAAACTACTTGATGATTGCGATCACGACCAACAACAAATGGGCGGTACCAGCCAGTATCGACAGCCGCCGATTTTTTGTGTTAGATGTCGACGGCAAATACTACGACGATGCAGAGTACTGGGAACGTCTGATTAAATTAGTGGGCGAGAATAAACGCCGCGAGCTGAACAACCCGGAGTATCTCGGCAAAATCCTGTACTACTTCCAGAACCGAAAGATCATCAACAAGATGCACCGTGCGATGGAAACGACATGGCTCAAGGGCCAGCAGAAAGTGACTGCTGTCGGCTCTGACGACGATGCATTCGTGATGTGGGTAAAGGAAGTAGTCATGGGCGATCGTAGTTCGGGCACTATTGTCGGGGCTAGTGGTAAGTATTTTCCGATAATGAAAATGGACGACGATGAAGTTGTTGGTACGGACGGCATGTATACGGATTTCCTTAAGTATGCAAGGAATTATAATGCGCGTGCCATATTTCGTGTGGACGCGGATACTTTTAGTAGGAACATGGCTAAACTAGGAATGAAAACAATACGTGTGCGTAAAGCACGGTTAACAGCAGGAGGACGCCCGATCACCGGCAACGGAGACTCAAAGACACGAGTGGCCATATTATTGTCAGCAGAAGAAATTCAACGAAACATAAACAAAGAATTCGCACTATTTGCAGAGGAGATGGATGATGAAAGTGAAGGCGATAGTTGATCTGCAGTTTGGCAGTACCGGCAAGGGGTTGATTGCCGGACACATCAGCCGAACCGAGCATTTCGACACGGTAGTATCGGCCAACATGCCAAACGCGGGGCACACTTACGTTGACGATGAAGGGAACAAGACCATCAACAAGGTCTTGCCGTCTGGTGTACTAAGCCCGAAGCTCCGTTATATCATGATTGGGCCGGGCGCGATATTCCAGCCGAACCGGCTGGTAGCAGAGATCAACGAACTGCGCCAACGCGGCGTGACGGCAGAAGTATGTATCCATGAACATGCCGGGATCGTGCTGCCGGAACACAAGCAAGCGGAAGAAGAGAAGCTATCGGTTATCAGCAGCACCATGCAAGGATCGATGGAAGCTATAATGCACAAGCTTCGTCGAAATCCGGGCAATACTAACATCGTGAACCGTAACGGCAGTTACCTCAATGTCGAAACTTCCGATGGACACACGCTATATGAATACATCACCAGCCACGAAAAATACATGGAAATCATGTACGAGTCGGAGAGCATCCTTGTCGAAGGATCGCAGGGCTATTCGCTCGGCATCAATGCTGGGTTCTGGCCGCACTGCACTAGTCGCGACTGCACGGTTTGGCGTACGCTGGCTGATTGTGCGGTTCCGGTACCAAACCGCTACGCTTTAACCGTAGTAGGAACTGCCCGCGTGCACCCGATCCGAGTCGGCAACACGTCTGACGGCAATTCCGGCCCCTGTTACGATGATCAACGTGAATTGACGTGGGAACGGCTCGGTGTCAGTCCGGAGCACACCACGGTCACTGGCCGAGTCCGCCGTGTATTCACATTCAGCTCGCAGCAGATTCATGAAGCCATGAGGATGAATTCTGTCAACGAGGTCTTCCTAAACTTCTGCAACTACGACCCCCGCGAAGCTAACCGAGTCCGAGGCGTGATCAACGATCTGGGCAAAACGATGTGTGGCATTTCCGAGTACGAGGCCCTACTGACCAATTTCAACATGGTCAGGTATCTGGGTTTCGGTCCGCAAGATGGTGACATCATGGAGATTGGTACCTATGCGAACGGATGAGAAATACGACATCTATCGGCTGCAGACCGATGTTGTTGAGTGGGCCAACGGAATCTCACCCAAACGCAAGCCACAGAATACGGTGGTTAAGCTGGTGGGTGAAACGTCGGAGCTGCTCGACGCCATCGTTAACGGCGGCGATGTGCGAGATGAATTGGGTGATATGATCATCTTGCTGCTGGACCTAGCCAATATGTACGGCGTCGATATTGTTGATGCTGGCTGGGACAAAATGGACACCAACCGCCATAAACGCCATTGGGTGGCTGAAAATGGTGTGATCCGCCGGAGGAACAATGCACACATTAATAATGACACTGAAACGGAACCTGCGGTTGCAACAGGTAAAAAGGTGGCCAATCTGCTCAATGGGGAAGGACCAGTCGGTAGCGGAACATAGCTACAATGTCGTATTGATTGCTCGGGTGCTGGCTCTTTCCGGCTGCTCGATGCAAGATGTCCAGCTCGTGACGTCGTACGCGCTGGTTCACGATGCGGATGAGTGGTACACCGGAGATATTCCTTCGCCGTTCAAACGGGACCTACGAGCCAAATGCCCGGAGGTGACCCCCCATTTGGACGGCGAATTGGACGTACCGGATCACGTTCGTGCCATCGTGAAGCTGGCTGATTGTCTTGAGGCCATCCATTTTGCTCGCGAGTTTGGCGGCAGTCGAGTGATGCGTGATGAAATTTTCGACGACATCCACTTGAACTTCGACCGAAATCTGGTGAAGTATGAGTCGGTGCTGCCAAACACTGTGATCGAAATGGCCGTCATCCTACGAGGTGAACTATGAGCTTGATCCGTACCAAACTCCCAGAGCAATTCGCTAATGAGGGGCATTTCCGCCGCTGGATCATGGGGTATGCCGAAGGTATGGGTTACCACGTCACGTGGGTCGAGTCGCACGAAGTATCGGCCGGTGTTCCTGATCTCAACATTTGTGTTGGAGGAATTGACCTGTGGATAGAACTCAAAGCTATGAAGAACGGCAGCGTAAAAATGCGACCCCCGCAGAAATCTTGGCACTCGGAACGTTTCGCTCGGGGCGGCATGTCGTGGGTGCTGGTCTGCGATATCGAAAACATGCAGTTCCTGCTGGTCACTGGCACAATGGCGGCATCGCTAACCACAAACGCTAATCAATGGCGTGCTGTCGCGGTCAATATGCCGATGGACAAGAACTTTTTTACTACACTAAAGGGGTACACACTAGATGGAATCCACGAATCCAATCGTCAACGAGCAAAGGAAATATCGCGAGAAACCGAATCTGCATTTTCGTCGGGTGGCGAAGATGTGGGAAGCTATCATTGGCTGCTCAATAAATCCTGAGCAGGTAGTCCTGTGCATGGTGGCACTAAAGCTTGCCCGTGAGGCGGGTCAGCATGAGGACGACAATATTGCGGATGCAGCCGGGTACCTTTCGTTGATCCCGGAAATCCGCATGTACGAGAATCCAAACCGGGCACAAGCGGTACCGGTGGATTGCGGAGACGCTGGTTTTATTACACCACAGAAAACATACGCTGGATTATAGGAGAAATGACCATGTCACTTAGTTTCGGTGATGCGCTGATTGTGTTGAAAAGCGGCGACAAAGTAGCCCGTTCCGGCTGGAATGGAAAGGGCTTGTGGCTTGAGCTACAAGTCCCCGATGAACATTCTAAGATGACGCTCCCGTACATCTATATCAACTATCCCGCTGATGCTGAACACACACCGGGTGCACGAGTGCCGTGGCTAGCAAGCCAAACAGACATGTTGGCTGATGACTGGGTATGGATAGACGCATAGCCCGTAGAATATAAACTTGACAGGAGCCTCGGGGTGTGCTATAATTGACAGGTGGCACACCGTCAGGCCGCAAGAATTCCCGTAAGGGAATACTGTAGGGGGAAGATCACCCCCTGGACCGAACCCTACAGTCGCAACAGAGGCCCAGAGCTTACCCTCTGGGCCTCACCTTTATGCGACGTCTACAGGCCGAGTTTGGCTTTTAATTCCTTCACCTGGGCGGAAAGCTGCTGCACGGCAGTCCACAAAACCCACATGAGTTGATCGGGCCGTAGGCCCTGCCGACTATCGGGATTCGCAGGGTCATCGAGTGACCACATCGCCATATTGCTAGGGTCCAAACCTGCCGCTATGAGTTGGGCCTGTATGTCTTGGGCCATGCCAGTAACGTGTGTGCGAATACCCGGAACAGGCGTTACTACGGTTTGGAAATTGCCATTAGCATCAAGGATAGCCGCGCCATCGGCATCTACTAATGGCGCGGTATCGTTGTGGCCTACCTTGTACTTGAAACAACTAACAGGAATGGCATTGACGAAATCCAAACCTAGCGGGTTTGGACCCGTGATATTTTTCTCTCGCACGTCACACGTATTTATCGTGCCAGATACCGCATAAACAGTTTGCCACCGGGCACCGCTAGTGCCGCACACACCTGCATTATCCGCGCTTGGCTGAATCGTGTTAGAAACGGTCAAGTTCATAGACGACCCAAAGTCATTGACCGACGCCATGACATAAGTATAGCCGCCGTTAACGACTTGGAATGAACTGTTTTGGGCACGAAGATATTTGTTAGGGTAACTGCCACCACCGCCTATTAAACCGACACTAGGATTACCATCTTGAAGCATGATGCTAGCTTGCCCACCGCCTGCGCCTGTGGCTGAATTGACACTAATAGCACCGTTAGAACCAACAAACGTTTGGCCTGCGGCATTGCCAACACCGTTCGGGCGTAAATAGACCGTGCCAGCGCCAGTTGGACCCATTACGAGATTTACGCCAGACGATACAACATTTGAGCCAGTTATCAATTGCCCAGCAGAAACATTGCCACTCGCAGTAACATTAGGCGCGGTAAGCGTGCCGCCAATATTCAACGCGCCACTATCGGCAAGCGTAGCAATAATGACGCTATTGGCATCATTCACGAACTCTAAATTGCCAGCACGCGCACGGATCATTTTCGAGGGTGTAGTGGCTCCATCGCCCCTCATTACAATCATCGCGCCATTGGTATTCGTATTCGTGATATTTAGTGCAGACCCTCCCGCCGCCATATTGATGCTGACAGCACCGCCGCATGACGTTGTGCCAAGAATAGAGACATTACCCAGCGTGACCATACCCGTGTTGCGGGCTATGGCAAATGGCGTATCGAGGTAAGCGCCATTATCCGCGTAGCGGTTCAGCGCGATATTAGCGCCAACATTCGATCCCGGCTCTGCCGTATTAGCAACAACTAACGCCCAACGATTCACACCGGACGATTGGAAATTGAGTTGCCGATTCGTGCCAGCCTGTGCATTCAGAGATAGCGAGATGCCATCGGCTTTGGCATTGTTGCCCAGCATGCCGTTGTAGTTGGGATCAAGGAAAATCGACCGCCACCATGCGCCATTCAGGCGAGCATAGGCGTTGCCATCGAGCGGTGCTTCGGACACGCCACCACCGCCACCGCTTCCCGCCGCACTGACCGCGTTCGCGCCCACAATGCGACCGCCCACGCCGTCGTTCAGGTTCGTGCAATTAGCGGTGGCGCAAACATAGGCAAACAGTGTCGCGCCGATCAGTTTGGCCGGTGGCTTGAATGTCGCGTTATCGTTGTTGATGCTCTGAATCGCCGTGTTCAGATCGGGGTAGAGTGTTTGGCCATAGCACAGGACGTATTGCCCAGCCATCAGGAATAGGCGATGGATCACCGCCTGACTCAACGGGACCGGGATATTTGTAACCACGCCTGCGCCAGCCGGGTCGTATTGCGTGACCGGGACCGCATTCGTGGCAGCAGCAACCACATTAGTTGCCGTTGACGGATACAGGGTAATATTTAGCTGGTCAGCGAAATCAACAAAGTTTGGCTGATCCGGATTATCAGCATTGCCACCGACAAGCCACATGCGGCCTGCCTTCACGTCCATGTGCAGCGTGTTCGCGGACGGAACGACTTGACCACCTGCCGTAATTGTGTTGTGAAACAAGACGCCCAGATCGAACGCTTGATAAGCGGCATCACCAAACACTGACGGTTGGTTCACTACCCCATCGATCTGGCCGTCAATGTGTGCAACGGTGGCGAGTAGGATGTATTGACGTGCCCACTGGGCTTGTAGGTTGCCGACCAGTTGGACGATGTTACCATGCACATCGACGCCTAGTGTCGTCGCCCATGCGTTTGGTATGTTGGTTAGTGCCACGCTTTGCGCAACCCACGACACTTCGATCGCACCAGACTGATCGCGGGTGCTTGGTGCAATGATGCGGCCTGAGCCAGCGGGAATGGACACCGTGTTGGCATTAACCTTCGCTACATCCGGGTATGTTCCACCGGCCGGGCGATCCCAGCCGCTGATCGCGGACTGCGCGAACGACATCTGGTCTGGTGAACTTACCATTACCCAGCCGGCACCGGGCCGGTATTGGAATATGTATGATTTGCCGGCCTGCAGATTTGTTGCAGCCAGCGGACCGCCTACAGGAGACAATAGGGCGATCGGTGCGCCACCATTGATGGCGACTGTCATCGGGCCAGTATTCGTGATTGATGGCTGAATCTGAATGACCTGACCAGCGACGAATGCCGTCGCGCCACCGGGCAGGCTAGCGGTAAGCACGTTGGTTCCGGATACGTTCGTCAGCCGGTAGTGCTTGCCATCTTGCACATAACCCAAACTCACCGCCGCGTCAAGAGTAGTAGCATCTCCCAGATTCTTGAGCTGGAAGCCGGCGAAATTGGCGTTGCCGGTCATTGGTGTCTGACCGTCGGAACTGAACGACTGCGTGATGGCAGCCGCAAGGTCGTTCATCGTTGTATTCGCCCAGTTGCTCGTGATAAGCGTTTGGGTGACGACAGGATTCACAGACCCCGGCAGAACGTATAGACCCGATCCATTGCGAGGCATTATTGTGTCTCCTCAATGTTATTGTACATGATACGGAGTGCCGCCAACGATGTCAACATTGAGGGGCTTCGTCTGATCGCCACCGCTACCGCCATCGTCAGGTTGCTGCGGCTGCTTCAAAAGGTTGTACAGCAATGCTGTCCGATATGCACCCGGCTGCAGTGTGGAGAGCGGAGATTGCCCGGTATTGAACGCCTTGCGGGCTACATTTAGCTGCCAAACCTTGGACGCGGGCATGTTCTCTTTTAGCGATGCGTCAAGAGACCTCTTGATCTTGTTCATGCCCTGAGCAGCCATTGGCGTTGTCTCAGGCAGGTTGGCGGTCTTCGACAGAATCGAATGCATATCGCTAACAGCTTGTCCCTTGAATTGGGCACCCTTATTAGCCAGCGATAGCTGGTCCTGCAGACCATTGGTTATTTCTTCCGGCATTGCGTCGCCGTAAGTAGCTAACATAGACTTCAGCTTGGGTGCATCCAACTCTACGCGGGCATCTTTCACCGCATTTCCCATCATCATGCCAGATACTTTCTGGCCGATAGTGGTGCCAGCAGGACCGGCATTGCCTTTGGACAGGAGCTTGGATATTAATGATGCGCCCTTACCGATGACAGCGGGAACTATTGGAATAGCCGCACCAACTGCCGCACCAGCGCCAGCATTCTTAAGATGCGACTCATCACCGGTCGTAGGTTGTATGCCGCCAGCAATACCACCGGAAAGAGCTTCCGCCCCAGCCGTGCCAACCAAACCGAGCTGCGCGAGCTTTGCGGCTTTGGTGATTGCACCGGCAGGGATTGCTGTTTGCATGACCTGTCCACCGATTTGGCCAACTCGTCCAGCGGTGGTGTTGAGCAGGGGAGCGTCAAGATTCCGGGCATCCGCTTCTTCACTGGCTAGGTCCTGCTGCATTTTCTTATCGCCAGTGGCGTAAGCATACAGCTGTTTAAGCCCACGATAGTTGGATACAACAGATTGACCGGCACCAGCAGCAAGCTTCTCGAATGTGGACATTCCTTGTGTCGGGTCGTAATTCGTTTGTTCTTGCGGCGGCTGTTGCGGCGGCTGTTGCGGCGGCTGTTGAGGCGGCTGTTGCGGCGGCATCCCGGAGCCTCCGGGAGGCCCGACAGGGGAGGGGCCGGTACCGGCGTCCGGGGTCGGGGCCGGTCCGGTCGCGGCGGGGCCGGGAGGCGGCGTCGCGGGCGGGGCGGCGGGTGCGGGGCCGGGTGGCGGCGAACCTGCCGGTGCCGCCGAATCAGGAGGCGCAGCATTTATCATGCGCGCAATAGCAGAAGCGGACTGCGCATCACCGGCAGCATCTGCCCTTCGCAATGCATCCATCATTTCAGCGCGGGTTGCCATCTCAAGTCCCCGAGTACTTTTTCAGAATGTCTTCATCTGAAAGACCACCAGCGGCGGGCGCTGCTGCCCCTGCTCCAGCCGTTTGTGTAGCGGCTGGTGCAGTATTGGGTATAGCGATAGCTGGACCACCGCCATGACCATAGTCATATTGCCCCTGATAATTAGTCGTCAGCACGTTGGCTAGTGTATCCAAAGCTGCCCGGTATTTGGGAGTGGATTGGTTGCGAGCCAGAGCAGCCAACGCATCCTGCGCCTTCTTGGCCTCATACTCGGTCACACGACCAACGCCACCACCACTGGAACGCATATCGTTGAACGCCGCCATGAACGCGCCGCCAGCAAGCTTATTATGCAACGCCATCAAGTCGGCAGCATTACTGCCAGCAAACAACGCACCAGCAGCACCCTGCAAACGCGGATCATCATCCGGAATGCGGCCCATCACCGAACTACCAGTGATGTCACCAAGACCCTTGGCATCGCGCAACTGTTTGATGGTATCCAGCACCTCGTTGACGCTATTCTTCATATGCGGCAGCGCTGCCAACACTTTTCCGCGATTGGTGGCATCGTCCTCAGCCGCCTTCTTCTGCCGTGCCGCTTCCGCTATTTGCGGTGCCATCTTTGTCTGAACATCAATCTTACCCTGCTCAGAAGCCGCCCCACGCTGGTAGTCAGATGGATTAATCGGCACAGTTGGTTGTCCGTTAGGAGCAGCAGCACCACCTGCGCCACTATTATCAACATTAGGAGAACCGCCAAATACAGTAGCGACATAATTCTGGGTCTCCTTTGGCACCTTCGACCAATCCATTGGCTGCTGGTTGCTACCCGGTGGCGGATGTAGCCAATTATCCATGGCACCGGGACCCCAATTGTACGCCATGGTGGCCAAACGCTGGTCGCCATACTTCTGGAACATTTGGTCGTAGCGTGCCCGCCCAGCGGCAAGATTAGCATTCGCGTCAGTGCGCGTAGAACCGGGCGGCAGATGAAGTAGTTTCTCCATTTCGTCGGCTGTCGACTCACCCAACTGCGATGGTCCGAAGTTGCCTGTAGGAGACGTCGCGTTGATGTCGCCGGTCGGATTCTCAACATGCAACATACGACGAAAAACATCGTCATTGGACATACTGCCACCGGGCGGAATCGGCGGAAGCTGTGGCTGACCGCCACCCGGAGCGCCAACACCACCCGGAGCGGGGGCGCCAACACCACCCGGAACAGGAGCGCCAACGCCACCCGGAACAGGAGCACCCGGAGCAGTAGTAGGAATCATCTTGCCACGACCAGCACCAGATGTACCGATCAAGAACGGGGCTTGTCCGGGAATGTTGACGACCTGACCCTTGTAGTCCTTGTTCCTGCCGGTCATGTACGTATTACCATCAGACATGACGGTATAAGTATTACCTTCGCTGTCGGTCTGGGTCGAAGACACGTGTGGCGTATTGCCGATGATTTCCTTGGCCTGATCGCCACCAATCAAGGACAAGTAAGCACGCAACGCGTTAGGAGACGCAGCACCAGCCTGCGGAACACGGCCCATCTGGTCAGCAGCCTGCAAAATATCCGTATTGCGGGTCAGATCATCCTTCTGCTGCTTGTCCTGCTCATTCTGAGTCAGATAGCTACCCAGCGTGCCTACCATTTTGTTAGCAGCACCCGCGTAGTCGGGCATATACTTCGCTACGGTCTGGTATAAACCGCCATTCTGCGTAGGAAGAAAATTGGGGTTACCCGGCTGATCGGCCATGCCTTGGAAGCCGGCTTGCACCTGCTTAAGACGATTGGCCTTGATCTGCGCGGCTTGCAAAGCCGGCAACGAAGATGCCAAATCGCCAACCGTCAGTGGCTGTGTCGCGGGCTGCGTCAAAGGAACATAGCTAATATCACTCATGATTTAGCTCCTTCGCTAGATACCGGAATGCGCCCTGCAACATCGCGAACAGTGATGGATAATCGACGGTCAAGTACCCACCAGTCATGCCAGTCAACTGCGGCAGACGTTCCGCGATCTGCTGCGCAGCCACGCCGGCACCAGCGGTCTTGAGACCCTTCCAATTCCACGTGATCGGCACGATGTCGATTAGCGTGTTGAACGCCTGCTCGTCGTCGATCGGCTTGACATTCTCCTTGAGTGCCAAATCGGAGAATGCACCGCCAGCCGAACCACCCAAGCTGGAACCTAGCTTCGCACCTGCCGCCGTGCCAAGACCCGGCATGGCCCATGTGCCAATGGCCGCACCAGCAAGACCGCCAACTGTTGAACCGATACCCTGACCCTTGCCTGATGCTTGTTTCTGCTGCTGATTGTAATTCTGCATTTGCTGCGCATACTGCTGCTGCGCGGCACCCATCAAGTCTGGAGTGGTTAACCCCGGAGTAGAAGTGACGCCAGTGCCCATTGTTGGTATGTTTACGCCACCGGCCAAACCGGCAGCCTGACTGGCCGTCGACCACGGAATCATGTAGTCCTGTAGCGCGGCATCGCGTTTGGCCGACTGACCCTGCAGATCGGTTTGGAACGCGCTTTGGCCGGCTTGCTGACCAGCCATCATGCCCTGCAAATTGGCTTGGGTATTAACATCACCCTGCGCCTTGGACAGGTTCTGGTATGCGCGGTCATATGCTTCCGTGCCGGGAACCAAACCCTGCTGCTTGAGTTTGGTGTCCAGATTCGTCATATCCACCTGCTGCTGCGGCGTGATGCGCGCTAGCAGGGATTTGGTGTAGTCGGTAGCGTACTGATTGGCATAGTTCGGATCGTATGCCGCAGTGATGCCGGGGTCTTTGAACCCACCCTGTGCTTGCAATTGTTGCAGCTGATCCAGAGCACTGCTCTGCAACCCTTGCGATTTTGCCTGATTCGCGAGCTGATTATTGTAAGCCTGTTGTAGTTCTGGACTCAGGGTTTCGGTCTGCGTCCATTTGCCGCTGGCATCCTGTGACCACGAGGAACTGCCCATCGGGGTGACTTGCGAGGTTCGCTGATTGGCCAACTGTTGAGCATAGTTAGCCTGATCAGCCGCCTGCTGTTGCTTCATTAAGGCGGTATAGTCAGGAGTAGGAGGTGCTTTGGCTTTGCTTCCGCCGCCCATGAGTAGTCTCCTTAAGCTGCTACGGCCATTGGGGGCCGGAAGCGTTCATAATTAAATACGGTCTTGTGAGTACACACGTACATAAGTACGGCGTCACCGTCGGGGTAATAGTCTTCTATCCGCCCTACTAGCCTGAACCCTAGCTTCTCGTCGAGACGTGCTGCCTCGGTGTTCGACTCTGGGACCGTGCCAATAACATTGTCGACGCCCAGTTGTTTAAAAGCGTAATCGCAAATAGCCCACCACCAAACGCGAGAAGGTAAGCGTCCTGGCGCAATCCAGATATGAGCATGCACAGACTTACCATTATAGCCATCATACAATACACCAGCAATAGGCGATACATGATCAAACTCCGAGATTTGAACAGCAGAAAGTGTTGGGGTGATCTTGAGTATGTCGGCCAGATGCGGCACGAATAGAGGGTCAGTATTGAGCCAGCGCATTTAAATGTAACCCCCGTTCTCCCACACCCATTCGACGGCAGCCAAACCGAGAGCGCCTGACGTGGATACTTTCAGCTGCCACGAGAATGCGTAGCCAAGAACATTGGCCGAACACCACGGGCGGTAAATATTCTCGTTACCGGACCAGTTGGCTTCATCCCACTTCGACACGTCCCAGATACCTGAACCGATTGCAAGACCGGGAGGTGGGTCCCTTCCCCATTTATCGGTGCGAAAATCGGGCAGCACGCGGATGATGAACGACGGCTTTGCGTCTGACTGGAAGATCGGTCGCACGAATTTGGCGTGCTTGTTGAACTCCGGCTGATCAAGGTAGCTGTAAGCGCACATTGCGTAGGCGTTAATCGGATTGCCACCCGATCCGTCGATATTTACAGCGTCTTGGAACGCCAGCTGGGTGACTTGATAGACTTCGCCGTTGTCGCTGCCGAGGAAAAATTCACCACCAATGGCCCGCATCGTTCGGACGGGATAAGCGAATTTGGTCCACGCGCCGGTCAGCATATTCATGACAAGCTGGACCGGGGCATTCGTGCCGTTGAACGTGTTATCGAACATCGACACTGCCACCCACGCAAGCTCTGGAAACAGACATATTTCAGGCGGGTACAGCGCAGTAGTGGCGGTAAGCCGGATCAGCGTTCGTGATATCTTTCGTGACATCGCGCCCGAATAGATCACCTCAAGAGCACGGCCAGCAATCAAGGTTGAAATGGGAATGACACCGCGACGGGATAGCAGAAGGATGTCGCCGCCGTAATCAATCATTGAACGCCGACTGAGCGGGGCAGCAACATAGAACACGGCATCGAGCGACCAATTCGCGGCATCTGAAGGATCTGTGCCGGAATAGCTGGCAATCTCACCGGTCGACGAGAAGAACACGATGCGATCATCAATGCCTTGGCCGGAGTCACTCGACCAGCGGGCAAAGCCGACCAAATTGCCGCCCTTACGGAAGATGGAACCGAGGTATAACGGCTCCAGCGTGCCAGCAACCGCGTCCACGGGCAGGTACCAAGCCGTCATCGTGTTCTTTTGAATGAACCAGATGCGACGCTGGTGGGACATGACGTGGCAAAGAAGACTGGGATCAACGCCAGCCACTTCGCCGGGGTTAATCGGACTCGCTACCAGCGTGAAATTGATCCATGTCGCGCCGTTGTACAGTTTAGCAGCGTCGGTACCGTTAGCCATCACCAAATACTGGCCGGCAGACGTCGAGTAGCCGGTATATTCCCACATACCATTGGTGCAAGCAGAAGCTAGGGCAGGCGCAGCGGTGGGGTTCGTGATGTTATAGATGCCGCTATCGGTCGCAGCGTACCGTTCAAAAGTGCCGTCCTGTTTACTGAAACCGATAACGGTTTTTACGGAGTTGCCGGGAATGCCTGTAGCCCACTTCTTATAGCCGGGCCGAACTACCAAACTGCTGGTGTCCGGAAAGAAGTTTATCACATCCAACAGATATGTCGGGTCCATCTTCGCAAGCGGATCGAGGTCGTTCAAGCCGCCCACGGGTGCGGGCAAAGCTAGCGCCTTCGATACTTGCTGAGGCATGTCTTGGGGGCGGAACATCAGCCGATATTCCAAGAGCCATCAGGAACGTTCTGGCCGCTGATGAACAGCTGATCCCAGCGAGAATCCAAACTGATAACAGGAGCACCCTGTGTCTGCGACTTACGGGCCGCCAACATATACTCGAACTCGCGCCCAAGTTCCTGCGCGTTCATACCTTTAGCAGCCCACAGCTTGAATTTGAGTCCGGTAATCATCAAATAACGGTCGAAGATTGGTATATCGGTATCGTTGACAACCGTATCGGCAGTAGTTGGAGGAGTGGCGGAAGGTACTTGAACCCAATCCTTCTTGATGTAGTAAAAATGAAATTTCTCGCCGGCTGCCGGCGTCGGAAACACGTTGAACTGATCACCGATGATTCGATAGCGGTAGTACACGCCTACCGAGACGATGCCATACTGAACCCATGACCACGCCTGTGGAGACATGGGTCCGTACATTGGTCGCTTATTCTTCGACGCCCAGTGGGTCTGGTTGACCATTCGGCCATAGTCGTCGGGCAGCGGGAATGTCGTACTAACGCCGTCACATTCAATCTCGACAATGCCTTCGAGGTCTTGCCAGTCATGGACGGCTATCAGCTGGTTTCCCAGAGAATTGATCAGGCCGAGCGATTGCCACCCGGTCTGATCGTCTGGGGCCGAAGCGATAGTGACGACCGATGGAAGCCCCAGTTCCTGCAGGCCGGCGTTAACCAATTGCAGTGCATTTAACTGGGGCATTTCGTCACCTTATTTCTTGGCAGATTTTAGTGATGCGATTTCGCCTGCCTGTGCCTCGACCGTCTTCCGCAGCGTATCCATCTCGTTCCGGAGGTTTTCATTCTCCGTCTGCATCTGAAGGATCGGAGCTTCGGTTTTGGCCTTTTCGACCATCACACCAGCGCGTTGCTTGAGCTTGAACAAGCCGGGAATGCGGGTGCAGACATCGTCACCTACTTCTGCGAGCTGCTCCAGCGTGCGGACCCGAATGTAGGCCAATTCCTCGACCTGTGCACGAGTCATCCAGTTCACTTCTACCAGTGGCGTACCAACCACCTGTTCTTTGTCACCCGCTTTGAAGCTTTCATACTGGCGACGGAACCGCTGGCGGTCCAAATCCGACACCGGACGCTGGATAACATTAGTAGTATTACCGGGGGTGCGGATTTCGACGTAATCGCGGTCTTCATAAATGGGCCGACCTTCTTCGTCAGACTTGACTTCGTTCAGGACCGGGCGGACATAAAACTTGACGTACACTTTGGCGTCGTTTGCCTCACGGCTCTCGAAATCCTCAGTGTTGTATTCATATTCACTTCGCATATTATACTCCGAGTGGGGGCGCTGTTAATACGGCATCAAACTACAGCGGGTGAAGCGTTCGTGCCGGAACCGAACGTAGAATAACCGGCCTTGAGAACACCGGGGCCACGATTGAGGAAAGCCGCGATGATAGCCCCGCCCACAGCAGTGTCTGCCGCAGCCGTGCACATGGTCACGGGGAAGCCAGTAAATGCTGGACCCGCTCCCGCATCACGCGAACCGCCATTGCCAAACCCCAGAAGCGGCTGGGCATTGAACGGGTTGGTGGGTGCGATGCCATTGGCCGCTGGACCGCTACGACCGCCACCGATGGCCACTAGCCGGGCATCGGGTGCTTGCGACCCATCTGGCATCGTTGTACCGGGTTTGAACACGGCACTGAAACCTGCCGCGATAATAGCAGCGGGGGCAGGCGGGTTGATTACAACGTTGACGCCGCAACCGATACCAGTGCTCAGAGCACCGGTTGATTGATTGTTGACACCATCCTTGTCAAGGGGAGAACCCTTCGGTCCGCTGAACGGGTCCATCAAGACGAATCGGCCAGCAGACGGATTACCGGCTGGCGTGCCACCCATGTTTGATGCAGGCATTGTACTGGCCTCCGGAAGAATATGTGAGCGGCATTTTTTCAGGTGGAGCCGCAAGAAACCACCGCCGAGCGCCCCCGCCCAACTTATGCTTCCAGACGACCCTGGAACTGCGCACCGCGCGTAGTAAGGTTGCCTGCCCATGCCAAGATTTGCACCTCCGCATCTTGGTTGATGGAGTACCGCTTATTCGGAGACAGAGGAACGAAGTTACGAGCCGAATGCGGACGGAAGCTAATGTAGTCCGTGTTCAACATGAAGCCAGTGCTGGCCGGGCAGAAGCCACCAATACCGCCGTCGAGTGCAACGTCGGCATCCATGTACTTGAGCGTCGGGAAACCAAGCGCACCAGTTTCAGCCTGCGTGAAGCGCTGCTGCGCCTGCAAGCTGGTGATATATGCGGTCCAAATGACGTTGTCGACAATCACTAGGTCCGGGCGATCGGCACCACGTACCTGCTTCGACCACAGGCTATTGAATGCCGCCTGCACAGTGGCAGAAGCTGATGCACCAGTTGACGTTGCAGAACGCCAGAAATTCCACGTGCTGCGATCGATGCCACCATAAATGCCGGTGGTCGGATCGACGGGAACAGCTGCATTTAAGCCGGTGATTTCCTTGCCACCGGAGCCGGTACCATCGGCGTATAGACCGCCACAAACGAGGTTGCGCATTGTGGATTCGGCAACGTCCAAACGCGCAGCGATCAGGTCGATCATCTGCGCCGGACCGGCGTTCTGCAGCTGTTCGAGACCGGAAATCACAACCGGGCAAGCAGCTTGCTTGATATCGAACTGCGCCGCCGACAGTACGTCCTGTGCGGCAACGGGCAGCAGATCATAACCCGAATACCACCCAGCATTGCCATTCTGTGCGAAGGAAAGCTCTTCGTAGATCAGGCGACCGCCTGAGAATGGACGCATGCGACCGCGCTGCGACAAGCGCATCAGCAACGCATTGTTTTTGGTCACGTTGTCCGCGATCTTGCGGTTACGCGCTTCGATTGTGGTGGCGATGATATCGCTTACATTCGGGAATGCCATTTGGAGGTCCTCCGGAAGGGTTGAGGTTACTATTCACCTTCGGAGGTCAGCTCCACAGGATCGGGTGCTTGGTGTCAGCGTGCCCGCCCGTACTCGAAAGTATAGCACGGGCGGGGGGTCGCCGTCAAGATTGTGATTACACTCGGCCGCCTGATTCGGCCGCGTTCCAAGCCCGCGTGACAGTCGCGTAAATATCCTCGTTTGGGTCAACAACCGTCACACCCTGCACAGCAGCCGCTGCAGGGGTCGAAACCTGTGCCGCAGCCGCCTGACGAGTCTGAACGCCATTTGCTTGGGCTTGGCCATTTTGCTGAGCGACCATCTTAGCCCTGATGTCGGCATTTGCCCAGCACGACATGTCGTAAGCGTCTTCGTAACCCTTCGCAGCACCCGTCTCGATCAGTCGGATCATATTATCACGTACCTGATTAAAGAATGGACGGTCAACGGAATTGAACTGGGCTAGTTCAGCATCCGCAGCACTATCCAACATCTGCTGCCGATCGGTTCGAAGTTCATTCAGCTCCTTTATAATGGCCGGGGGCAGCGGCGGCGGCGTTTGGAATTGCTCATGAGACTGTTTGATCATATCTTTGAGGCCACCGTTAAGCGCTGAATCCAGCGCAGAGCGGATTGGTACCCCGTAAGAGTCCGCCAAATTCAGAAGCAACTCTACCTTCTGTGCCGGATTGCCCAGAGTGAGCATCTGCTCAGTCCGAATCATATCGTCGAGATATTCCGGAGCCTCTCGATTAATATGCTTGAAGTATTCATTGTACTGAGATACCTGCTGGAACATTTTGCTGGCAGGTTCGTACTGTGCCTGAAGCTTCTGGACACCTTGAGCCATCGCTTCTTCGCGTCGAATGACCTCGTTACGGATATCTTCAGGTATCGTGGACCACTTGTCACGCATTTGTGGGGTCCAAGAACTCGGCGGCTTGCTGGGATCGAGCTTCACAGCGCCCGCTGCAGCCTCAACGGGGGCCGGTGCAGGTGCTGGAGCCGCTGCAGCGGGTTCCTTGACAGGTTCTTTGGCAGGCTCTGCGGGTTTTGCGGTCCGATCTTCTACCGGAACAGGAGCGATTGGCTGGAAGCGGCCATCTTCGCCACGTGTGGGAGTTTTATCGGCTACTACAGGTGCGAAATCACTCGCGACAGGGGCTGCAGCGGGTGCAGAAGCAGGTGCAGGAGCGGCGGCAGTGCCTTCAAGAGAAGATACAGCAGCTTGGACATCGTCTTCAATCCCGTTCATGATGGTATTACCTCTTTTTCTACATGGGGCTGGTAGCCATTGTTAAGTTTCTCAATAGACTTCTCGGCATCTTTCTTGAGATCGGCGGCATTGTCTTTGTCCAGTTCCGCCTGATAATTACGTTCGGTCATCCGTCGAACGCCTTTTTCGTCATACCCATCGTGCAGATTGACCACTCCGTTGCGTTTGTTATGCTCACGAAGGCCCCGTTTATTAGTGATGAGGCTTCCGTCAACGGGAGAGACGAACGACTCGAACGCTTTGGCACCGGTAATGAGGGAGGGGGCACTCAGCACCTGCCGACCTACACCGTCGCAATAGGGACAAAATGCGTCCGGGTTTGACTCATACGCAGCCAAACTGCACACTCGATCCCAGTGGCGATCACAGCGGTCGCACAGATATTCGTAAATCATAGGCCATCAGCCGGGTCGTCGCTATTGACACTGGACGGCTTGGCCTTCTTGAGTGCATTGACCTTGGCCACCCGCTCCGGTAATCCCTTCGGGGAGTTCTTGGAAAAATCTTCGGCAACCTTCTGACTGACCCCTTTCTGTTTGGCCATCTTCGGGTTATTCTTAAGCATCTCGAAAAAGTTATGCTGGGCTTTCGATACTGCAGGCACATTACACCTCCGATGCAGCCGCTGCTGCGCCACCTTGCTTGATACTGTTCATAGTCACCTGATGATGCACGTCCTGTGCGCCGGATATTGCGTCGGTGCTTAGCTTAATGCCAGACGATGCTTGTTTGGCCTGCAGGTCAATTTGCTGCGACTGCTGCTTGAACGACAACTCCGAGTCATGCATTTGCTGGCGATGAGCCATGGTCTGTTCTTGATTCTGTTGCTTGAACTGGGCCTCCATCTGGAGCAGCTGAATCTGTGCAGCGAGCTTCTGCTGCGCCGGGTCTTGCTGTCCTTGACCCTGTCCACCGCCTTGTGCAGCGGCTTGTGCCTGCTGTTGCAACTGACCGAGTACAGAATCGAGCGTGGACTCCAAATCCGAAGCGCCCTTGAACCCGACGGAAGCAAACTTGATCATCTGCACGAGTAGTGGTGCCAACATCGGCATCTGCTGCGCGACCGGAAGTGCGGTCTGGAAGAACTGCGCGAGTACCTGAACGTAGGATTGACGCTGACCCTGTTGCAGGCTCCAGTCGGCCTGAGTCAAGGAATCCGAGCTAATATCCACGTTGTACATCATCATGAAGTCATTGCGGATGATCTGCAGCGCTTGCTGGATATATTGTTGATCGCCCTGCGGCAGCTGGCCGCATACTTGACTCAGCTTAGTGTCTGAGTACAGCTGGCACATCATTTCGGCCATGATACGGACCGAGTCGCGCACAAAGAATGCGACGTCACGCTGGAAGGCGTTGAGTCGGACCGATGCAAATTGCGCCTTGATCTGTTGCGCGGCTGCTGTCTCGTACTGATTGGTGCTACCACGGACAATGTCAGCCATTCCAGTGACTTCGTATAGCTCCTGTTTGATAAATGTGTAGGTCGAGGTTAATTGCTGCAGAACGCCGGTAATCTGCTCGACCGGGAACCAGTCGATTACACCCTTGACGCCACCCTTGTCCGCGAACATGGCCCAGTTATCAACCGGGATCAGCTTATTCTCTGTACCCGACAACATGCGCCCGATTTCCGGCACGCTGGAGTCATACACGCCCGCGACGCGCACAGCCTCAATGATGAGGTTGATACGCATGTACAGGATATCTAGCTCCAGATATTGATCCTGCGCCATGTAGTAATCGGGCAGCGGCAGGAATTTGCGGGTGCTCGGAGACGCCATCATTGGTTTCGGACACGGCCAAAACTCGATGAGTTCATACGGATCGGGCACAGTTTGGAGGATAAAACCATCAGGCCGCATGAAGTGCATGACCAAATTGGTCTTATCCCACATCTCAATGACGTTAACTTTCCCCTCATTGATTTCCCTGTCCGACATCAGGAAATCCGATGTGCTATTCTTGGCGCAGCTCAGCGCCCATTCGCCCCACCGTTTCTTGGCTGCATCCTTCTCCATATGCAGCATGCGGCCTGCCCATGTTACTTGTTCCCAGGCTCGTTGGGGTTCGTAGATGAAGTCTCGCCAGTAGACGATGTCGACTGATATGGCTTCGGGAATGGTTCGGGTACCTCGGGTTTTTTGTGGCGTCCAGTTGACCCACAATGTACCCATGCCAGGAACCAATCGGTCAAGGATTGAAGCCTTGATCGCTGTGTCGAAGTATTTTGCGCATCGGATTTCATAAGTTAAACCCCGTTCAATGATTGTCGCTGCCACGCGTGCCGGCTCATTGTCAAAATCGCCTTGATGCATGCGATTGACATCGGGTTCTGGCAGACTGTTGTAGAGGGACTCCTTGATCACGGTCACATTAGAGTAGAATGTATTTACGCGCTTTACTGACGCTCCCATCTGGGTGCCCATTGCAGCAACCGCGTTATCACGCTCGTCCTCGTAGCGTGCTTCAATCTGCTGGCCGCGCGTATGCATCTTTTCTGAGAAGTTCTTCCATGTCGCCAAACGCGTCGGCCATGGATTGTCGGGCGGTTGGGCAGGGGCTTCAGCGTGGGCTTCTAAGTCCTTTTTAATATCATCCTGATTGTTTTGCGGCTGGCTGATTGGTGTACTGGGCGACCCGGTTTGCTGACCGAGGATTCGCGCCACGTCATCGCGTGAGGTTGACATTACTTGACCCTCGCATAGGAGTTCCGAGCCGCTTCGCGTTCAGCGAAGAGTGATTCCAGATTCAGTGCAGGACCCATCGGTGTCATAATCTTATGGTCCCGAGTTGTTGTGTGCTTCTGCGCGTGGTTTCCGATAATATTCGAAGCCAGTGCGAGCATCCGCATTGCGTCCGCGCAGTGGCTGTTATGGTCGTGGAGTGGCTCGGAAGAGAATACTTTGAGTTTCTCATCCCATGTGTACTGGTAGGAACCCAATCGGTCGAGGCCAAACCGCACGCCCTTTTGCACTGAATCTGCTTTGGCAACATGCGGAGTGGTGTCGAAATATACGTTCTTTAATAGAGCGCGTACTGCTTGTATGCCTTGTGCCAGCGTAAACCCTGCCGACACCACGTAAGGCTGAAATTTACGCTCTGAGAACCGCATAAACGTCGTTTTGCTAGATGCAAACGTTTTCGCCTTTGAATCGTGTGGTAACACGGGTACGCCGAACGCATAAGGTAGTTTCTCCAGTTCGTCTAGCCATTCATCGGCATCTTTCTGATTACCTTCGAGGTAGTCAATGATGTGAATTTCTTGCCCTACGATTTGGTACAACCAAACAGCCGTCGCGTCGCGGTGCCCAATGTCCCACGCGGTATATACCGGAAGTTCCGGATCATATTCGAATGGGAATTGGTTAGTCTGCGCATATTTTAGTAAGGCGCGTCCATATATGGAGCCACGGTTGAATCCATCCCAACTGCAGTAGTATTCTTGTTGGATGATTTCTTCTTCGACTCCTTCGTCTCGTTCGTCCTGTATAGATTCTTCTGAGATGACTGGAGTTCCGTCTTCTCGATAAGTGTCTCGGACGGTTTTAAGAGACGTAAACCATTTCGGTGAATTTTCCGCAACCTTGTAGAGTTCATGGGCGTGATTTTTTCCGCGTGGGGTAGTGATGAATGCAGCGAATCCGCCATTCTCGGCAAGAATTGGACGGACGAAGGACCATGCGGCAGGGTCAGCGAGTGCCCACTCGGAAAAGATTACTCCGAGTGGGTTCGAGCCGACTAGTGCATTATAGTTATCGGAGCCTACAACTTGGTAGTTGGCTCCGTTCTTGAGTTTTACCAGCATGTCCGTGTCGTTCATGCTGTCGATCAAGTCGCGTGGAAATGCCTGCAATATCATCCGGCGTCCTTGTCCGTCGATACCGTTCCATACGACTTTGCGCCCTTGATTCAGTGTTGGTAGCAGATGCCAGTATGTGCCTACTCGCATCTGACTCGCGACAGCTAGCGTGTTTATGGATGTTGAGTCCTTACCGCCGCGCCGATGCCAAACTAGATACGCACGTTTCCTTTCCGGGAAAGTACCACCAGCGAACATGTGATTCGTGAATCCTTGCTGGTATTCACGTGGTCGCCACATGTACGGCAGTTGGATGTTACTCATTATGCACTATCTTCAGATCGGGGGGCGATACGCCCATTTCACCAAAATTGATCGTGACTTGCACTCCTCCAGCTTTCTTCTGGTCTGCGTTGCCTGAGAAGTGTTTCAGAATCGATGCCACTTCCGGTCCGTGGAATTTTTTGGCCGTGATTTGTTCTCCCATCCTGTTCACGAGGTTTACTTCTTCCTCGCCAATCAGCTGCGGCCAAACTGTGATGATCTGATTCTCGACCCATGCTGCGTTTATAATCTTATGCTGCGCGATTTCTTGCTGCAGATCGCTGATAAACGCCCTTACAACCAAATCCCCGAGCGCGCCTTTGACTAGTGCATGGGGCTGCCCCATTTCCTTTGCAATTTGGAGGGTAGTATGCCCGGTGGTGGCAAATTCAATCGCCACCTGTCGTTGGAGTGGAGTAAGGTTTACGTATCCAGATTCACGGGCTGCTTCTACGCGCTGCCTCATTGCGAGATGGGTCGGTGCAATTTGGGTCATGCTTTCCATCATACCGTCCTTATGTCACCTATCACCTGCCTGTACAGATGGTTTCGACTCCTGTCCACTAAATTCAACGCTTTTACCACATCCCTAGCCAAACCCAAATTCCCCGTGCGGATAAGACTGGGTACTAGCTGCGTATAGAAACGCATACTACTCGGCACTACCAATGGCGGCTCGGCACGGTCCATTTTTTAATTATAGCACACCGGACACCAAACTGTCAAGATGGGGAAAGCGGCTACGTGTGCGAAAAAACCGCACACGTACCACGCCCCCACAGGAGGATTGAGGAGAGAGGATGTGCAATAAATGTTTCCGATTTGCGGATTTTCGACAGAGGACGGGGGAAAAGGAAAGCAGATTGGGTCTTTTTTGGATCAGCGATTTGGCCTTTGATCTTTGGGTCTTCGTCTCAGCGTGTGTGAGACATGTATCTCAAGTCTCATGATACGTGCGATCAGCCGTGTCTCACGTCTCTTGACACGTGCGATGCATCCTGAATCTCAGGCCGCTTGATATTCACTGGTCCTCCGGCACTTAGCACAGGTCAGTGGTCTGTGTCTATATATCGCTTGGTATATTATGCGGAGTGATCGGGCATGGTATAATAGACGTTGGTCGGGTGATGCACCCGGCCGCCGAGCGCAGACCATGCCGATTGGCATATAACGATCGGCATGGTAGACAGGCCCAATCGGGCATGATATAATAAAAGGGTGGGAGAGGCAACCAGCCACCCACCGAACCCAAACCTAACGAGGAATACAACGATGGCACGCAAGACCAACACCAAGCTGAACACCAAGCACACCGGCCCGCTGACCGTGGTCGAGGACACGAACTACCACGCCCCGAAGCGCGGCAAGCGGAATCACGCCGAGCCGGTGGTCGAGGTAACGATGGCCGAGCTGCTCGCAGAATCCGGTGAGACGATGGAAGAGCTGAAGGACGAGAACGCAGACGCAGCACCGGTCAAGAGCACCGGCGTGTCGAATCTGGCCAACACCATTCGCAGCCACCGCGCCAACTACCGCCCTGCGGTCAAGGCCGACGGCAAGAAGACGCAGAACAACGGCGACGCCGTCGCACTCGCCCTGCTGAACATGCCGCTGGGTCAGCTGGCCGCATTCGTGGCAAGCAAGCTGCCGGGCAAGAGCTACGACCACCTGAACCCCGGTCACCAGCGCATGTGCTACGGCAACCACGTGCGCGGCTGGTTCAAGAAATGCGACGAGGCAACCCTGCAATTCATCGCGGCCAACATGCCCGTCGAGCAGGCCGACGTCGAAGCCGAAGACGCCGAGTAATCGAATCGGGGCTGGCAACACCAGCCCCCCGCAACCAAACGGAGAACCACATGGTCTGGCTAATCGTAATATTCCTGCTGCTAGTCATCGCAGCCAACACCGGCAGCAGAATGATGGGTGATAGTTCCGATCCACTCGACAGCTGGTACGAATCTCAAGAACGCAAGCGCCGCCGACGCAAGCGCAACCAGCGCCGCAAAGCAGCAATCGTTCGCCTGTGGAAGAGGATTCGCGCATGAATATGACGACGCTGGTAATATGGGCATCAACCGCCATCGGCTGGCTGCTGGAGAACTGGCGATGGGTGATTCCGGTCTACTTACTGTGGCGAATCGATAGCTCCATTGGCGCGCTAGCGTTGGCCAAACTCTACGAGGTACAGAACAAATGAGCCACGGTCACAGCAAAGGTATGTCCGTCACAGGATTCGCGTGGGATGTTATTGCACTCGGACTGATTGCGCTGGCATTGCGCGCGTTCGGCGGGCACTAACCAAATGAGCGGGGCACTAGACCAAACTCGCCGGGTCCCGGCGGGTGCCGGGTCCGGAGCCGCCCCGATACGGTACAACGAGACCGGCGTCTGGCAGGTATACCCACCTCCTCCCTATATCCTGGGTCCTCTCTCCGTAAATTTTTTAGAGTATGGACCCCCCCGGACCACACGGACCGAGCCGCGTCCTGACGCCGTCTGTGGTGGGTCCGCCCTCATTGTTTGGGTCCGGGCACCCCCCGCACCCGGAGCGAATATTTCTCATATACTTGACAGCGTGTCTGTCGCGTGTTATAATGTAAGTCTGGTAGGGGAGACAGAGACTCCCTCCCTATATTTCGAATGAAGGATTTAAACATGGAATCGCAGCACCAGCTAGACACCCGCATTGAACGTGCCGAGCAAGAACTCCGCGACTATGCCCGCAGCCAAATCCGCAAACATCGACCCGTTGGCGCAATTCTGCCCGCTGAAATCACCTTCCAATCGAAGTACATCGCGTGCACCCTCGCCATCGAGGATGAGTTTGGCTGCGACCCTGAAATGATCTTCGGCGGCACCGAAACCCGCTGGGTCGTCGCAAACCTAGTCGATGCACTCGCCATGGAACGTGCCGAGAAGTTTGACCATTTGGCGTGGATCGGCGTAGAATGTGCACGCATCGGCGCAGTCGAAGACCCAGAAGATGCCGCTGATGAAGCCTCGAACCTCTGGTCGAGAATTATGAACGTGGAGATCAACGATGCGTGAGATACCAGACCGCAACCTGTTCCTGTCGCAGGAGCAACTAGACTCGCTGGATGAACATGACCCCGGAGTGACCCGCATTCTCCGCGACAACTTTCTGAACGGGCTAACTGCCGGGGGAAGTACCGTGTTCTACCGCGTGCCGAAAGAAGCACATGACTACGTATCGCAAGCCCTAGCCCGCATCGAAAGGATCACAAATGCCACGCAAGCCTAAAACCGGAACCATCGTCGCCGTCGTCCAATATTTGGAGTCAGTCGGCCTGCAAGTTTACGGCCCCTACATCGACCTCGAATCAGGCGAATATGGCGGATGTTGCATGGACTTCGACACTGCTGCCATCAGAAAATACCTGCGACTAGTCGACAGCGGCAAAATCCACATCACAATAGAAGAAGAAGCATGAATCTGCAACGCGAAGCTATCCTGAATGCGCTGATGAAACTCGGCCTGCAAGTGGAAGAGGACAACATACCCGAACTAGGTGCGGGAATCTGCCGCAACGTTTGGCTTAACGTTCGCGACGATTACGCCCTGTGCCCGGTTGCAGAAATCTACGCAGTTCTGTACGAGCTATATGAAGACTGGCCGCACCACAGCGGAATTCACTGCTACCCGATCCCGCGTGCCGATATGAATGAACGGATGATCGACATCTGGCAGGGGTTTGGTCGCAGCTACCGCATTCAACTCATCGACTTCTGCATCACCAAACTGATAAAAGAACAAGAAGAGGATTTGCACCATGATTGAGAAAGAAAGGCCCCTGTACGACGACTTCAACGCTGTCGCCATCGTGCGAACATCAATCGTGTTCAATGGCATCCAACTCGACCCGTCAAATCTACGTTTGGTCTATCGCTGTTACGCGGCCGTTATGTCGGCCAACGTTGACACAACCAAACCCGCAGATGAACAAGACTGGGCACTGTTCACGCTGTACGAAGGCAGCAACTGCTTGCTGCATCGGCTGATTCTGTCCGACTGGTTTGTGAATGGCATCGTCGCAATGGAAGGTGAAGACTACCCGGTTGAGAACGTGCCGATTGGCAAGTGGACCGAAAACCTCATCAACGTGTATGTTCAAATGCCACGCGTGCTGCAGGACGAGTACGCCCATGCGCTTGCGATGAGCATGAACAACGCACACGATAAAGCACCCAAGGAGAAGATGGACAAGATGCAGATGGCCATCATTCAAAAGGGTCAGGCGCTGCAGGCGCTGGAAGACGGTCGGCTGAACATACACTGTCCGACGATCGAAGACCTTGAAAAGATCGAGAGGACACATTGATGGCACACACACGCGAAGGATACGTCCATCGTTTGCTTATGCGTTTGGATGATGCCGCAGTGTCACATTACCTAGCCAAACTGCGCTACGCCGAACATCCGAACCAAGCCAATAAAGACGCGCTGTGGAAAGCAGAACGCATGCACAATATGCGGCGCAACACAGCATTCAAGCTTATCATGGCAACAACCGAAGAACTGGACTAACTATGAATAAGATGTCACTAATTTCACAAAAGGGTCGATTCTACACGGTGACTGACCCGGTCGCGTTTATTCGTGCCATCGGCATCGCCCGATCGCTTGGACTCGAAGAAATAACGCAGCCGCAACTAAAGTGGTTTCAGTCAATGTATGCCGAATCAGTAGATGGTGAAAGCTTCGTGCCATACGCACTGTTTGCTGATGGCATGCCCTATATGAAGCAATGGGCATCGGCAGGAATCAAATATTTCACATTCGAGCGTGACTTTGATGCTGCAGTAACTAGTGTGTCACCGTACGTATGGTTTGATGGCATCGAAGAGTATGTGAAACATCTGACCGGGCATAACGATGAATTACGTGTCATGGCTAACGTCGCATGGTCGTACGCGACAATACCCGGTGCCGAGATTAATGGTACAGACGAAGAATTAGTCAAGCTCTACAATATCGTACAGGAAGCTATCAGCAACGGCGTATTGTGGACCGACTGGAAGAAGATCAAACGCCGGCTTCAACTAGAACATGATATCGCAGCCCACTCATATACTTGACAGGCGTGCCAGCCTGTGGTATACTAAAAGCCTAGACGCTAACCGCCTAGCCCACCCAATCCCATCGGAGACACAATATGAATGACAAGACCGAGCAGGTCGAGGCGACTGAGGAAGTCACCCACAAGACCGTTATCCGCCCTGACATCGCCCGTTACGTTCGTGACAAGTCCGGCAACGGCAAGCGCACTCACCGTACCGATGACTTCATTGCCCGCACGCTCGCCGGCAAGAACATCGACGAAATCAAGGCCGGTGCCGAGAAGCTCGACATCGACTTCGAGAAGTGGAACCACCTCAACATCGGCCAACAGCGCATGCTGATCGGCAACAAGCTGCGTCACCTGATGCAGCTGACCAAGGACCCGCTGACCGAAGACCGCGTCACCGAAGTCTATGGTGAACCCGTGGCCGAATACGACGAAGAAGCTGAAGCAGCCGCAAAGGCCGCTGCAGCCGCCAAGGCTGAAGACCAGAAAGAAGAAGCCCCCACCACTCGCAAGCGCAATGCTAGCAAGCCGGTGAAGGCTCAGGCGCAGCCCGAAGCATAAGGTTTCATCAGTTAGGCACTGGCAGTGGCCAATGGGGCGGGACCATCCCGCCCCCTTTTTTGAAGGAGACTTTCATGTCCTGCGTTTATACCGGTGCCCTAGTGCACTTTGTTGAGTACGGATTCACAGCCCCCGCCGACCTTTATGATGTCGGCAACGCCACCGTCATTCGGTGGAATCAACTCGGCCAACAGTACGTCCAGTCGCAAGAGCAGGAAGATGCCGCTACGCATCAAGCCTACTTCGGCTGTGACGATAACAACTTCCACCGCGAAGACCTCGGCGTGACTGTCCTGCCGAGTCACTCTGTTGTGGGTGAACGCCGATGATTCGATACTCGGATGATTTCCTAGACCAAATCACCGGCGACTTGAACGAAGTCTCCATGAGTGAATGGGTGACATCGAATGAAGCTCTCATTATCCGGCGTGCTTCAAGCGTCTTATTCACACTCAAAACCCGACAAACCAAACTCGGAGACGAAGCCGATGTACGAGACCCCGCAACATCCAGTCCACGTGTCGATTGACCTTGAATCACTTAGTCTGCAACCTGATGCGGTCGTTCTTTCCATCGGTGCAGCCGCCTTCACTCTTGTCGGTGGAGTGGTCAAAACGTTCTACGCGGTGCTGGAGCAGCCGACCCAGATTGAACACGGCCGTTCTATCTCACCCTCGACCGTCCAGTGGTGGGAAAAGCAGTCGCGAGAGGCTCAAGAAGCTTACGTTGGTCCCGGAAAGGACACGCTGACCGTATTGCGTCAGTTTGCCGACTGGTTCCGATCGATCCCTAGTCTTTCGGGCGTCTGGGGGTTTGGCTCAGACTTCGATAATGCAATGCTCCAATCTCTATATCGCGAATACGGCGTTCCAGTCCCGTGGCCGTATCGGATGAATCGGTGTGGGCGAACAATCACAGCCTGCTTGCCGCAACGCCGACCGCCAAACACCGGGACACACCACAACGCACTGGACGATGCCACGTACCAAGCTTTCACGGTTCGTGACTCGCTGATGCGTCTTGAATCACTACAACGAGGAGTAGCGTGATGGTTGACAAGACCAAACCCAAAGCAGCTGAACCGGCGGAAGAAGCAGCCAGTGAAGCCCCGACGTACGAATCAGTGAAGTACGCGATCGACTGGTTCCATTCGACGACCAACCGACACGACCTGACCGATATCCTGCGCAAGGCGCTGGAACACGGCGTGCAGGTTCCAGCTTCAACGACCGAGTGATGGACGCCCCCGCCCAGCCCGATAGCTTATCACCAGAAATGTGGGAGCGTATTACGCTCCTGCGTTTCTCGACCAGCCGGCCTGAAATTGTCGACGAACTCGTAGCCAAAGTGCGTACCGCAGTGGCTAACAACATTCGGTATGAGAACGAAATCGGACGGCAAGCCACCAGCATTATGGTGCAAAACGATCGCATTGTAACCCTCGAACAAGAGGTTTCGCACTGGCGCAGCGCGTGTGACAAAATGCTGGCTGAACTGGAACGTGAACGACATCGCTCGATTTTCGATCGAGTGTTCGGCAAATAGGAGAACTTTCATGTTCGATATCCCTAACGAAGTATTAGCAACCCTGATTTTCGTGTACGAACGCGACAAAGCAACCGGCAAGAAGGACGATGCTGCGATGGCGAATGCGGTTGAGGCTGCTGGTCAAATGATCTGCACCTGTGGTCACCCACTCGATATTGGCGTCGTTCACCGGAAAAATAACCCGTGCTTCCTGTACACAGTCGGAAACACCTGAAGAGGATTGTCAGAAGCATGTCCATATTCATTTTTGATCTTGATGGAACGGTCGCCCTGATCGACCACCGCCGCCACCTAGTGGCCGGTAATGACAAAGACTGGCAGGCATTCTTTGCTGCTTGCGTCGATGACTTTCCAAACGTACCTGTCATCGAGACACTGAACTGCTTGTTCGAATCCGGGCATGACATTTGGATTTGGTCAGGCCGGTCCGACATCGTTCGGGCTGAAACCGAAGAGTGGCTCAAAGAACGCGGCGTGATGTATGATGAACTACGCATGCGGCCTGACGGCGACCACCAGCCCGATGAGCATTTGAAACGTGGCTGGCTGTTTGGTTTAGAAGCAGGTGATCGAGCAAGCATCGCGGCAATCTTCGATGATCGAGATTCTGTTGTTGCGATGTGGCGCAATTTCAAGATTCCTACTTTTCAGGTCGCTCCCGGCGCATTCTGATTACTGCCATACTTGACAGACGGTGGCGGGTGTGGTATAATAAAAGCTCGCCCGCCACCTGACTCTACTAAACGCCGGAATACCATGATAGCTTTTCAAGACAATTCTTTTGAAATACCCGGCGCATGGTCATTCCGAGCAAAGGGTGCACCAGATCGAGTATATAAACCCGGCAAGAAGATATGGGTACTGCCAAACACCGCAGCTAACCGACGATTCCTGACAGGGTGCTTCCTACCAACAGACTTCAAACCGGACGCGCTAACAGCTGCGCGGACCGAGCCACCACCGCCAGCCCCCGCTCAACCATTTCCGATCACGCCCGAGGGAATTCTACCTCACCAGCTAGAGGGGCTGAGTCTCTCGTACAGCAAGACGGAATTTGCCTTCTTCCACGAAATGGGCAGTGGCAAATCACGCACGCTGCTGGAATTGTGGCAGCAGTGGTACGAGGAAGGCAAGATCGATGAAGCGTGGGTAATCTGCCCGAACTCCATCATCGGCAACTGGCACGACCAGATCAAACTCTGGGTTCCAGCGATGAAGGACGTAATCAAAGTCTATGGCGTGTTGAGTCTATCGGCGGGCAAGCTGCCCGGTGAATTAGTGCAGGCAAGTCACAGCCGTTTGGCAATCGCGGTCGATGAATCGCAACGCATCAAGAACTCGACGGCCAAACGGTCGCGAGTGATGTACGAAATAGGCAAGCATGCCTACTCGCGCGCAATACTGACAGGCACTCCGCTCACGAAGGGCGTCGAAGACCTGTACAGCCAGTACTATTTCCTCGATCCCAAAATCACAGGCTTCCGATCGTACTACGCGTTCCGGAACCGCTACTGCGTCATGGGCGGGTTCGAGGGTAAGCAGATTGTTGCATACCAGAATCTCGATGAGCTGCTGAAAGCAGTGGCTCCTTACACACATGTGGTGCGTGAACCTGTCAAGCTGCCGCCGATGGCGCGCGAAGAACGTGTCGTGCAAATGACACCCGAGCAACGGCGTCTGTTGCAAGAACTGAAGAGCCAGATGAAGACAGAAATGGCCGGCAGCAAGCTGACCGTCGCCAATGCGCTGGCTTATTACACTCGTGGCGCGCAAATTCTTGGCGGATTCTTTCCGATGGCCGATGGCCGGCTCGTGCCGGTGCCAAACAACAAGCTAGATGAACTGGTTGAGATAGTGGAAGGCACCGATCTAAAGATCGTGGTCTTCACCCGGTTCGTGGCAGAGGCAAAGCTAGTCGAAGCCAAACTCCAGCGGTTTGGTGTCCTGCGCATCGGCTCCGACACCGACAACATTCAAGAACGAGTCAACAAGTTTCAGTCCGATCCAGCGGTCCAGTGCTTCGTATCTACGTACGCAATGGGATCGGTAGGCTTCACGCTCACAGCGGCCCGGATATTAGTGAAATACTCGGGAACTTTTAACTTCGAGGAGGAAGTCCAGTCCGAAAAGCGAATCCACCGCATCGGGCAGGAGTACGAAACTGCTACGATCCGCATCATGGCCGAGTCGAAGCTCGACCGGGCGATCAAGCAGATTGCAGAGCGCAAGCAGACCATGGCGGACTTTGTAACCGCCAATCTAACCAACCCAACCAGTATATTGGACGCATTCGAATGATGAACATAGAACAGATACGCGAGAAGTTGCAAGGCCGCTTCGATGATGTACTCAAGCAGCAGATGGAAGTTGACATCGTGGACACCGAGTTGGTGGAAGCGATGAAGTCCGACACCCACCTCATGATGTTCGTGATGTGTGCAGTTGACTTTCTGCAGTGCAACCCGGTAGCATCGATGGCCGGTGAGTTCGAAGTAGCAGAGGATGGTTCGTCCATTACGCTGCAAATTCCGATCGCCCACCTGTTTCAAGGGTACACCGAGATGTGGATGAAGGCTTTCTTCGAAGGCCAGCCGATCACGGGTGAGCAGTCAATCATCGTGACGACTGAGGAGAAAACCAGTGAACTTGGTTAATCTTATCCTCAAGATGGACGAGTTGCAATCGCACATCGACATCCTCGACGAGCAGAAGGGCCTGCTGCAGAAGGAATACGACAAGCTACGGCTGTTTGATATTCCAAACACCATGGCCGAGCAGGATATCCGGAGCATCTCCGGCGAGTTTGGCAACAAGGGTCGTTGTACCCTGCAATCCGATCTGTCCGTCAGCGTGCATGAGAAGATGTCACTGCACCAGTGGCTGACGGACACTGGCAACGGTGCGCTGATCGTTCCAACAGTCAACCACCAAACCCTCAAAGCCTTCTGCAAAGAACAGATCATCAACGGTGTCGAATTGCCCGCCGACATCTTGGTAGTGAAGGCTTTTTCGCGGGCAGTATTGTACGTAAAGTGAACGGAGAATAGACATGGCAACTGCACAGAAGAACGAGAAACAGCTGAAGACGAACGATGTCGGCGGCATGGCCATCACGACGGAACGCCCGGATTGGGTATCACCGGATTCGGATCGCGGTAATGAAAATGTCGGCATCAACGACATCGTCTTGCCTCGAATCGATGTCCTGCAAGCTCTCAGCCCACAACTGAAGAAATCCGACCCGAATTTCATCGAGGGTGCGGAGCAGGGTGAGATTTTCAACACGGTGAGTGGCTACATTTACGGTACACAAATCGTAATCGTGCCGATCGTGTTCCGTCGCGAGTTTATTAATTGGCGCGATCGCAAGTCGGGCGGTGGGTTCTGCGGTGCATTTGCAACCGAAGGTGAAGCCGAACAGGATCGTCGGATGCAGGAAAACTGCGAAACGATCGAAACGATCGAGACTCACGTGCATTTCGTCTACATCGTCCACCCGAATGGGCGACTGGAAGAGGCGGTGCTAAGCATGGCGCGCAGCAAGCGCAAAATCTCGCGCAAGCTGAACTCGCTCGTGCAAATGGTTCCCGGTGATCGATACGCCCGAGCTTACCGGCTTACGGCTGTCGAAGCGTCCGGGCCGAAGGGTGACTACTGGAACTTCGAGGTTTCGCCCGTAGGCTACGTGCCGAAGGACGTATACGACCGTGCACAGTCGGTGTACGATTCCGTACAGCGCGGAGAACGTGGAGTGGATCGGTCGTCGGACACGACGCCCGAGACTGACGCAACGGTCTAACCAGACCAAACTGGAGCGGGGCACACCCCCGCTCCACCTATGGGGGTTTCTGGTGAAGTGACGGAACTTCTAAGCCAATCCACGCGGGTTCGATTCCCGTAACCTCCATCACTCTGGAGTTTGCTAT